CGCTCTTTGTGCCGGAGTTGTTTGGATAAAAACGAAAGATTGGGATTGATTAAAGGCATTTACTTTACTACAGTCGCAATCAGTTCCCCGTTTACGATCAAATCACGCACCACGACGCGCTTTGTTTCGAATAGCACCCCCGCATTAGTGTGCCCGCAATAATAGCAGCACCTGGAAACGTAACGGGCGCGGTGTTCATTCAATACTGTTTCGCATGCCGGGCATATCTGCACGGTGTAATACTCGCCCCAGCGCGACCCTGGCGGCATATACTGGTCGGATATCCGCTTTACTTGCGTCATCTTAGCGCGGTCGGTTTGTTGGCCGGGAAATGGAAAGAGGTCATTCCGCTTTCAATTGATCCGGGAAAAGGTCTGAGGTTGTCTTGCGGGTGTCAACAATTCCCGTAAAATCCACGGTCTGCTTTGCTTTGCCCTCGGTTCTGTCAAAAATCTGTTCAATCGCCCGTATATCCCCGTCATTTGCTTTCTTTAACAGTTTGCGAATGATGACTTCCTGAAACTGCCTGCGCTCCTTCTTGCCATCAATGACCACTTCAACATCCTCCTCCAGCATTTCCTTTAGGATGGTCGAAAGGTTACGGCTACCCTTTGGCCTGCCGTTGGGGTTGCCTGATTCGCCTTCTTTAAATTGGTTAAGATGTTCGTTAGGTATTGGCATGTGCCTGTATTTCGCCTGTTTTAACGTATTCCTGCCCGTTTCGCTTAATCTTCAAAGACGGGTCGAGTTTAAGCATCCGGTCGATGATTACTTGGCAGTATTTGGGGTCGAGTTCCATGCCGTAACATTTGCGGTTGAGTTGGTGGGCGGCTACCATTGTTGTGCCGCTGCCTAAAAACAAATCCAAAACCATATCATCTTTACGACTTGCGTGTTCAACGGCTTTTGCAGCCAATTCAACGGGCTTCATTGTTGGGTGTTCTTCTGACTTCTTGGGCCTCGGTATGTCCCACACGTTTGTCTGTGTGCGGTCACCATAAAACGTTGTGCCGTTATCAACCCACCCAAACCAAATGGGCTCGTATTTATTCTGATATTTACCCCTTCCGAGAGTAAATTGGTCTTTATTCCAATAACAGTCGAACAATGAAGTGCTTTATCGGCAGCCATAAACATTATTCTACCATCATGGCCTGGGGGGCCAGCCATATAAACACATCCCTTATTAAACAAAACAATATTTGAAATAAACCCAGTGCAGAATGTTTCAAAATCCTCCCCACTCATGTTGTCGTTCTCTATTTCTCTTTGCTTAAACTTGGGGTGTTTTATATTGCCGTAGTTGATATTGTAAGGAGGATCGGTAAAAACCATATCAGCCTTTTGCCCATTCATCAACCTACCCACCGCATCCGAATCCGTACTATCCCCACAAAGCAACCTATGCTCCCCAATCTCAAACAAATCGCCAAGTACTATATCGGTTTCAATTCCACCTTCAGGAACATCAAAGTCATCTTCCTCCGCATCAAGCTGTTGAATATCAGGAACATCAAGACCCCATTCGGTCAGTTTGTTAGCATCCCATTCATTCGCCAACACATCCCAATCCCACTCACCGCCTGACACGTTGTCTTTTATTATAAACTCCCTTTGCTGCTCCTCTGACCAATCGGCCACGATAACTGGCACTTCTTTCATTCCTGCTTCGATGCATGCTTTGAGGCGCATATTGCCACCTAGCACGATCATATCTTTGTTTACCACGATAGGCCGCTTGTTGAGCATATCGGGAAAGTCTTTGATGGACTGGACTAGCTTTTTAAACTTGTCGTCCTTTATTAGCCTTGGATTGTTCGGGTTGGGCTTAATCTTTGAAACTGAAATTGTCATGCTCCCTCCATTACGTAGTGTGTCAGCTTGCTTCCACGTGGAACGTTCCCGTTTAGCCGCAAAGATCAAGATTAACAGGATTATAAATACGGCTAAAGTCAGGTAACGTTTCATTTCTCGTTGATGTACGGCTTACCAGCAACCCTGACAACCTCGAAGTTGCGGAGGCACTCGTGTTTGCCCCGGTACTTGGTGACCGATTCGGGGTAGCCTTTGATTAGCTGATAGACGTAAACGTGGGAAATGTTGTGTTTTGCGGCAAATTTAGCGGGGGTCAATAGTTCGTTGTTTTCCATGAAATAGCTGTTTTAGCCGCAATTATAACAAATTTAACGGTATTATAAAAATATTTAAAAAAAGATTGTCAATAGTTTTGTGGTTTGGTGTAAAGTGTTTACATTTGTAAAGTAATTGAAACGGGAACATATGAAAACTTGGCCGCGCGAAACAACAATACCGGGATGGTATAACGAAGAAATTGAAATGACCGTTAGGCTGCATGAGCAGCAGCTACAAGAGGGCGGGGAAATTATACACGAAATTGAAGTGGTAAACAACCCCGAAGGACTTAACGACCGCGATCAAATTGAAAGCATTATGCGTCACTTTAGCGATTCTTTTGGCAAGATGTTTACAGACAACCCTCAAATTATAACTTTATAACTTTTAAACCAATAAAAAAATGAAAGCATTTGTCGAGGAAATTCTTCAACCAAACGGACGCGGCCATTATCTTGTATTTGGAGCCCACCGCGCTTACGACTATGACCGCAAGTTTACCCAATGTTTTGTATTTAATCCTAACCCTGAGTTTGACCAAAAAGTATGGGGTAAGGATTTAGCTTATAAACAGGCGATGGAGTACGTTAAGCGAATTGAAGAAATGACAGCAGAAAAGAAAACAATAATTTACCAAACGCCTGATTAATGAGCGCCACACAAACGAGACTTTGAAAACATCCGTGACTTTTAATATGGAAACGCCTAAAGTACCCGCTAAAATTGAAAGCAACCTGCCCACGTTGCAAGAACTGTTTGATGACAGCCTAGAAGTAGCCGCAAAATCGGAGGGCTTAAATGCCATTTTAAACACCCAACCGCCTGAGAAGTGGATTAAGGAACATCCATTTATAAAGATGGATTCCAAAGATGCCAACGGTAATCCTATTAAAATACCTTACAGATACTTGCCAATTGACCGAGTTGAGTTCCTTCTAAGGAAGATATTTAAGCGGTTTTGGGTAGAGATTACAGGCCAGGGAACTGCTTTCAACGGGGTTTGGGTTACTGTTAGGATTCATTATTTTAATCCAGCCACTAATGAAATGGCTTGTTCTGATGGGATAGGGTCAGTTCAATTACAGACCGCAAAGGGAACAAGTCCTGCTGATTTGGTTAATATCAATAATGGAGCTTTGGCAATGGCTTTCCCTGCCGCTAAGACATACGCCATAAAGGATGCGGCTGAGCTGATAGGTAATATATTTGGAGCCAACATAAGCCGCAAAGATACCCTTGCCTTTGTGCCTGATGAAACCATACTAGCAAAAGTTAAATCCAATAAAGAAAAGCTCAATGGAAATTAAAAGATTCATATTCGAGAATAAAAACGACTGGATGGAGGTTCGTAAGGACTTGTTCACCGGATCGAGGATTAGCGAAATAATGCCAAACGGTAAGCGATTGATGACAGAGGAGGAACTAATCGCCTACAAAAAAGAGAACCCTAAAAGCAAAGCAAAATATATTGAGGATGAAACCGCTTTAGGGGATGGGGCTATTTCTTACATTTTGGAAATCATTCAGAGATTAGAGGGAGCGCCTAAAGATGAATATTACTCTAACTCTATGGAGTGGGGTAACGATCAGGAGCCTAACGCTGTACTTCGTTACTGTCAGGATTACGGGTTTGATCTTTACGCTGATGATGTAATTTATACAAGCGTGGGAGGTACTGTATTCTTTACAGGTGATGACTTGCTAGGGTGTACTCCTGATGTAATTCTTCCCACTAAAATAGTACAAGTTAAATGCCCTGATTCAAGCACTCACCTACGGTATAAACTGTTTTTGAATGAGGATAATTTCCAAGAATCGGAAAGCAAATACTTCTATCAGATGCAATTGGAAATGATGCTCACCGAAAGAAAGCAGGGTGATTTCTTTTCCTTTGACCCAAGATTCAAAAGAGAAAAAATGCAGACCCATAAAGTAGAGGTAGCCGCTGATATTGATGTGCAAAATGCTATCTTTAGAAAGGCTAAACTTTGTAAGGCTAAGATAAACGAATTTATAAACGAATTAAAATAATGGCATACGAACAAAAACCCAATAGCGGAACGCTATTTAAGAACGAAAGAAAAACCGCCAGCAACCACCCGGACTATACGGGTAAATGGATGGATATAACCGGTAAGGTCTGGAATCTTGCCGGATGGGTGAAGCAGGGGAAGAAAGGCAATTTTTTAAGTCTATCGGCCAGCGAGATCAGGACTAACTCGGCTGATGGTGCGCCAAGTACTCCCCCTTCACAAACTATTGAAACAAGATACGAAGATGACTTACCATTTTAAACCATGAGCGCAACAACACAAACCCCGGAACCCATGCGAAAACTTGTAATATGGTTTTTGCTGCTGATCGTGGCAATAATGGCCATGCACTTCTTTACTTGCTGTCAGTCGGTTTACCCCGCTGAAAACAAGGTATTGAAACAAGATACGAAGAGGTATAACGAAAAGGTTGGGCGGTAATGCAACTTGATTTTTTCGAACCCAAACAGCGGCCATCGTTCCACAACTCCGTGCCCATACACGGCAAGGAATTGATACAGGCCGAACGTAACGCGAAGGCGCAAGAGGCGCGGGTGTTAACAATATTTCAGGAAACAGGGCGCGATTACAACGCCTGGGAAATGTACCAAACATATCAGGAACGGTTTGGACTGGCTTTGAAGGATTCGATTAAACGGGCGCTTACCAACCTGACAACCGAGGGCAAGCTGGAACGGACTAACGTAATGCGGCCCGGACAATGGGGCGCGGGAAATTCGGTTTACAGGCTATGCAAGTAACAGACTACCCTAAACACTTCGACACCGAAGTTAAGGCACAAGGCGAGGCCGAGCGGTTGTCGGCTGAATATGACAGCCTTGTTTACGTCATCGCCTCCACGTTTGGCGGCTATTGGGTGGACGTGGTGTATGACATCTACTCGGATGAAACGTTAATAGCGACTTGGTATAACGGGCAACTGCAATAGTATGCCACGGAAATACACAAAGGCAAGGCGGGAAGCTCGTAAACGCAACAAAGCGATTTATGACCGCCTGTACTATCAGAGAAACAAGGTTAAATTTAAAACCAAAAAAGAATGCCTAAAGCGAAATCAAGTAGCGGAGACTGGAGCCGGACTCACCCCTACCTAAGAGGGATACCCGAAAACGAACGGAGTACCGCCACAATCAAACGGACGCGAAAAAAAGGAATTGATCGCAATGTGATGGTAAGCGTTAACGACATGGTTATCTGGCATTGCAAGGACGGTAAAGTATTGATTAATGTTGCAACAGCCTGAACACTTTGCCACAATGGACAAGATGGCCCCCATGCTTACCCGCCTGCTGGCATTACTTGAAGTGCGCGAAGGCGTGGAATACAAGGAGGACGGTATCGTTTTCCATTACAACGCATGCGAAGTGACTGTAAAAATTAAAGAACCTAAAAAATGAAACTATCCACATACCTAACACTTGAAGAGGCTACCCGTAGCCAGACGGCCAAACGTAACGGACTGAGCAACGAGGTAACAAACCCGGAGCATCTTGAAAATCTCAAATGGCTGGCCAAAACCGTCTACGACCCACTCAAATTTGAGTTCCCCGAAATGTTAATCCAAATTATTTACCGAACGCCAGCCGTAAACAAAGCCGTGGGCGGTGCGTTGCGCAGTCAGCATTTGGTTGGTGAGGCTGCCGACCTTGACAGCCCTGACAACAAACTCAACGCGGCCATTTTCCGGCACATCGTCAAAAACCTGCCGTTCGATCAGGTCATTTGGGAGTTTGGCAACGAGGCAAACCCCGACTGGGTACACGTAAGCTGCAAGCGCGGCAATATCGGCAACCGCAAAAAAATCACCCGCGCCATTCGCGAGGGTGGTAAAACCAGGTACATACCGTTTAACCTGCCTCTATGAAATACAACCTTTTTGACGGACACCGGCCAAAGCAGGAGCCAAGGTACTGCAAGCAATACGAGGCAGAAACGCTTAAAATGTTGAAACTGACCGGAATGCTATTAGTCGTGTTTATAGCCACTTTAGTAGCTGTCATGAGTATTCTTGCCAACCGGGAGGCGATAGACGCTATAAAGCCACAGTATCAAGCCTACGGGGTGTTTATTGTTTGCCTTGTTGGCGGCTGCTGGTGGGTGGTTAAATTTTTAAAGTCTCAAAATGAGCAAATGTAAAACTTGTAAACACTGGAAAAATCAACAGGCAGAGTTAGGCTACTCTAAGTTTGACGGCATTTGCACAGCTAAGAATTGGCAATATAAATTTGACAATAATAGCGCGGCAAAGGTATTAGATCGTCAAAATAGAAGTCAGGCGCATACGGGAACGCATGTATTTGAATTTCAGCATGACATTGCTCCACTAATAGCCGTACCTGAAAAAAGCCGGTATTGCTTAGTAACTCAGGATGAGTTTGGGTGTATTCACCATGCACAAAATTGAAAAAAACTTTGGTGGAAAGTAAAAATACTTTAAGTTTGTACTTTCAATCCGGGGGCAGCCGGAAACAGTGACTTAATTACCCTTGTTGGGGGATGGCCTGCCCGCCTGAACCCGACAAGGGATTTTTTTTTAATGGCTAAGGATAAGAAATCGGTTTTGCTGTATTGCGATTTAATAACCACGGTTGAGGAGTTGGATGACGTGGACGCTGGTTTATTGTTTAAGCATTACCTAAGGTACATAAACGATCAAAACCCCGAAGCGCCTTCAAAACTAATAAAGATTGTATTTGAGCCAATAAAGCAATCATTGAAGCGAGACCTTAAAAAATGGCAGGAAAAGGCGGAAAATAGAAGTATTGCTGGTAAGGCTGGTGCTGAGGCAAGATGGCAAAAGATGGCAAAAGATGGCAAACGCATAGATGAGATGGCAAAAATGCCTGTTAGTGTTAATGTAAAAGATAGTGTAACAGTAAATGATAGAGAGATAGAAGTATTTGGCACACTCCCTCAAAAGTTTTTTACAGTTAAATCCAAATACCTACACGAAAAGCCATGCCGGGTACACCAAGACGGATTTAGACAATACTGCGAAAAGCACCTTCTTGGTACTTGGTTCAAACGCGACTACATGGCCGAACTGTTTTGGAAGGAAAATGAAGGGAAGATGTTCAACGAGCATACACACGTAAACAACGTCATGCTTAAAATCAATAACTCAAATGGATAACGTAACGCTTCAAAAGCTGGTTGGCCGACCTAACTTTCTAAAAGACCATAACTTCAAATACTTGGAGTTTAGCGTAACGATTACCGAAAGGTTGGCAATCCTACGTGAGATAGCCGAAAGCCTGCCACAGGGCAAAAGAAAGACGCAGATGACCGAAATCATAACTTTCCTACATACGGCATTTGAGGACGTGGTTAAAGACTACAACGCGCTCCAGGAGGGTAGCGTGGCCCGTAACCATATCGAGGACATGGCGGCCAGTCTGATTTTTAAGGAACGCGAGATAAGCCACCTGACGCAATTAAACAAAAGTTTAACCCAACGCTTAAAAGATGTTAAGTCCTGAGGATGCTTTAAAGCGTATTGCTGCCCGGTATGACATGGAAAATCATTACTTCGCACAGCCGGAGGAATGGATATATGAGATTAAAACTGGCGTTAAGTTTGAGGTTCACAAGTACGGCCACAAACTGATAGACCACCACATGCCCTACAAGCAGGGCCAGTTGACGGTATTTGTCGGCAATACCAACGTGGGCAAAACCTACACTGTTCTTTACCTGCTTTCTAAAATGCTTAACCGCAAAAAGCTAATTGTATATTCGGCTGAGAACCGTATCAGTACGCTTGCCAGGTATTTAATCCAGTTTTGTTTTAACACCAACAACCATGCAACGATACTGGATAAAACCAAATGGCTTTCCGACAGGGTTGAATTTATCCGGCATGAGAAACGATTCACACACATAGAAATTTTAACCCAGTTTGTAAAGGGCCAGCACCGTGGATTTGATGCTGACATGATGTTCATTGACCCTTACAACGCGCTTTCAATATCGGGCGGCCACGAAGGGCATTATGATGCGATTGAGGATTTACGGATATTCACCCAGCAAACCGGCAAAAGCATTTTTTTAAACTGCCACACGGTTACCGAAACACAACGGCAAAAGCTGGATAAGTCCGGGGCTACCGCGGTTCCCATGATGAGCGATGTGGAGGGCGGTGGTAAGTTTCCAAACAAGGCCGATGACGTTATAGTAGTTCACCGCAACCTTTACCACATGGACGAGGAAGAACGGTTTACAACGCTTTTATACGTTGGTAAGGTTAGAAACAAAGAGGGAGGCGGTCAGCCCACAAGGTTTGACGAACCTATAAGGATGAGGTTTAAACGCGACTGGACGGGGTTTGAAACGGATGAGGACAAGATTAATCAGGCGTATGACGACACAAACGGATGGGCAACATTGAAAGCACCGTTTTAGCGGGGCAATTTTGAAACATTAATTATCAAACAATGTGAAAACTAAAGAAGAAATTTTGGAGGGACACTTTGGAAGTGACTATTGGATGAATACCAGTTTGCAATACATTTTACGTGCTATGGATGAAGATGCGTCCGTTGACTCAAGGAACAACATTGCTTATTTGATATGAAAAAATATACTAAAGAACAGATTTTAATAGCAGCAGAAATCGGAGAAGTTTCAATAATTGATGCAAGGCACGTAGTTTCATTACTTGACGAAGCTGTCATTTTGGAACGAAAACGAAAATTGCGTTTTGAATTAAAAAAGAAGGGTCGGCCTTTATTGCTCGATTTATTTTGTTGCTCTGGTGGTGCTGGTATGGGATATTATCAAGCGGGGTTTGATGTAACAGGAATTGATATTGAACCGCAACCAAAATATCCTTTTAAGTTCATTTTGAGCGATGCAATTATTTACCTAAAAGAACACGGCAAGGAATACGATTTCATTCACGCCTCACCACCATGTCAAGGGTATAGCCACCTAACACCAAAGGAACACAAAGGCAATTATGAAAAGTTGATAGATGTATTGCGTGAATTACTAAATGAAATAGGAAAGCCGTATTGCATTGAGAATGTAGCGGGGGCAAAAAATGAACTTAAAAATCCTACCATGCTTTGCGGTTCAATGTTCAATTTGCGTACTCAGCGCCACAGGTTCTTTGAAACTTCATTTCCTTTGGTTGCACCTTGTAAATGTGATCATAGCGAACTACCACTATTAGTAACGACAGCAAGTAAAGCAAGTAGAGAAAAGCGTTTCAAACTTGGTATGCAACCAAAGACAGTAAAGAACGCCCCTCTCGCTTATGGAATTGACTGGATGGACTTTAAGGGATTGAAAGAAGCAATTCCTCCCGCTTACACAAAATTTATTGGTGAAACTTTTTTGTGCGGTGGGTTTTTTAATTCAAATGCCAATTTTGCATAACGTAGGAGGGGTTTAAAATCGTAGGGCAACTAACACGATAAAACTAACTATGAAATACATAAAGAATTTTTTAAAAAATGCGAAGGGTCGGGTTTTAGAACCAATACCCAAACGATATAATCAGTTGGTAAATAAATGGGAAACGAGTTGGATTTTATTGAAGACTTTACAAATATCAAAGTATGAAATTGCTAGAGGGTATCCAGAAACAAAATATATTGTTGACAAAACCTACAGTATTAGCTTATGTAAAAGAGGTTGATTCGCTCGACCAATTTCAAAAAACTAAGATTTTTTTAGACCGTCATATTACAGATTTGTTTCTGACGTTGACTGGTTCAAAATACCCAACACAAACATTTGAAGAGTTTATTTCACCAGATAATGTTGAGATAAGAGACATGGGGGAAGATTGGTCTAAGTTTCAATTTGCTCAACGATACGACCATGTATATTTTGGAATTTATGATTGGTACTGGAAATTCAAACACCGAATTAACTTATGAAACTCTTGTGCGGTGGGGCATTTTTTAAAAAAATTCTTTTCCACGAAAATAACTATGAAAAGCGCACTACCCGTTGCCCTATGTTTTAAACCCCTTGTTGGCCTGTGCGCTGGCCTAGCGCGGGCCGCTTAACGGTGTTTTAGAATCCCGTTTTTTGGCCTGTTTTCGGGGTTTTAAAAATATTTTCAAAAATATCTTGATTAAATGTAACAAGTAATCAAAATAGTCGTATATTTACGTAACAATTAAACGAAACGACAATGACAACCGCACAAAAATTACAAATCGAAACAGCAAAATTTGTAGGACAAAACATCCTTAAAGTAACTGGTAATGACATTGCTAAATTCTATACAATGGAATTTACCTCTAATCTGTATGCTCAAAAGGTTGCTGCTATTTTTAGCAAGTTAAATGCCTTAGTTAATGTTGAAGGATCAAAACTTACTATGATATGGACGAAATAAAATTTTCTAACGGTGGTAGGCAATTTATAGCCTACCACAAAGGAGATCAAAAATATGACGTTTATTCTGGCGGATTATTAAAAGGGCTTGGCGTTGACTTTCTTCTTATAGTTATGCTTTATGAATATTGTAAAGGGCATAAAACGCCATGACAACTACACAAAATCAAATCTCAAGAATAGCTCAGGATTGGTCAAAAATTGCTAAGGAGCCAGTAAAAGTTGAAAACGTATCCGGTACTATCTATGGTTTTTGCTCTGAGATTGCAGCTCTAAGACTAGCTAATAAATACAGAAATTCAGGTGACAGCGCAAAGGCTGATTTCTCAAAGAATCTTAACACTTGGTTTTTCAGAATTGAACTTGCAAACTAAACTATTTCAGGAACTGGCTAAGCCCCGGTTCCATTACCACCATTACAGAATATCGAATCATAAAATTTGGTATGGATATTCTTGTAATGAAAAGCCAATTGTTGGAGGCATTAGATTTTTGTGTGAAACTGTTGAAGAAACTTTAAGTCTGATAAAATCATTCAATGGTGATGGTTGGGTAATAACTACTTTCTTAATTGATTATGAAGGAGATGACGGAATAATAATAGACTCAAGGTTTAAACAGTATTCACTATGAAAAATAAAACCCACGGAGGTAAACGTAAGGGCGCAGGCCGTCCAAAGCTGCCGCCTGAATTGAAGAAAGAGGAAACAGTTACTATGCGAATACCGAAAACGAAAGTACCGGCTGTACTCAAGGCTATTGGCAAATTAACCTGATTTCAAAGGTCAAAAAATAAATTAAAAATAATCTTGAAAAGTGTTGCAAGATTCAAGTAGGCGCTGTATATTTACATCGTAATTAAACGCTAAAGCAAATGACAACTACAACAAACACCTACGCAACAATCATCTTCAATGGTTCAAAAACTTACATGGTAGTTGATTCAGCTAACCAGTGCCACTTTGCAACCCCATCAGAAAGAAAAGCTAAAAACTTCTTAGCTAAACTTTTAAAGGCTGCTGGCGCATGCTAGTAGGTGATAAAGTAAAGTATAACCACTTGAATGAAGTGGTTATACTAAAAATTGAAGGAAACTACGCCCTTATTCAATTTGATTCAGGAACTAAGATTTGCACTAATCTTCACGGCTTAAAAAAATCCCCCAAGTGTGCATCGTTGAGAGGCAAGGAGGATGTATTAAAAATGACCCCGAAGCTGATCTTACGGTAAGCAATCGGGGTACTGTTAGCACAAAGATATGAAAAAAAAACCAACTCATGGAGGTAAACGAAAAAACGCAGGTCGTAAAAAGAAAGAACCTACTAAAACTATCCGCGTCCCGTTGTCGAAGCTTGCTGAAGTCTTCAAGGCTATTAACAAAACTTTGGAAGTGTGATGGCATTGCCAGAACTAATTTTGAAACACAGTAAATAAATATTTTAAACCAAGCGCGGGGGCGTTTTCACCCAATTAAAATTATGGTACTATTTAAGGTTAATAAGAACTCAATTAAAATTGATGAAGTAGAAGTAATCAAACAAACAGAATCTTCTATATGGGTAAATAATTGGAAAGGAGAACCGAGAAGAGAATTGAAATCAACTAACTACACAGATTATTTTGATACATGGGAGTTTGCTAAAAATCACATTGTTAATCGTGAAAAACGAAAACTTGAATGGGCAAAAGAATCTTTGAAACGTGCTGAGGATGATTATAGAAAATCACTTGAATTGTCTTTGAGCGGGTCGGAGGTTTAAAAATATTTATTTACCTCACTGAACTTCGGTTGAATGATGAAATAAGGTTTTAAAATTTAAAAACAAAAAGCGATGGAGACTCAATTATGGTTACTTTATGACGGTAGATATAGAACTAATGAAGATAGGGCTATGGTTTAC